TTGATATAAATTGAATTGCTCTTTTCGTCTTTACTACGCCCCCCGAAAAGATAGAGGCTCATATCTAATTTATTAAGTTGCTTGATTAGTGTGTACAGCGTGTTGCTGTTCAGACAATGAGCTTTGCCTATGATCATCAGCTCGCCATCTATCTTGTGCCATTTGGCTTTTGGTGAGACTCTGCTCACATGACGTAAAGCCATTTCTCTCTTGAAGTCTTCCATTTAGTTTGGTTTATGTTCACAAAAAAAGGAGAGTCTCCTCTCCTATATTTTTACTCAGCGTATTCTCTAAGTCTTCCTTTGTCTTTGCTTTCCATGTAGTCTTCTCCGAAGGCTAGTATAAATAATTCTTTTTTCTCTGCTTCTGTAATTGTTTCGTCAGAGAGTTTTCTCTTTAAAAATAAATATCTTTCCATCTTTTTTGGTTTTGAATTTTGTGCAATATATAACTTTTTTATAATTACTTCCAAATGCTGTAAAATAAAAAAATGCCCTCAGTCGTTACCAAGAGCATTCCTTCCTAAACCAAATAAATGAAACTAACCTACTTCGGAACCTTTGCTGAACTTCCGAAAAAGTAAGTAAATATAGACAAAGCAATTCCTTCTACCAAACCTTTGACGTGAGCAAATTCTATTGAATTCTTAATATCAGCAAACAAAGCATAACAGACAACCATGATAAGTAGAATCAATCCTACTGTACCTACTACTCTTTGAAACATATCAATTCTTCCAGTCGCTTTTGAAACCTCCGCTTCTCTGTTTCTTGCGCTTTGAATGTCCTGAAGCTGGAGCTGGTAAATTTCAATTCGTTGTTGATGCTCTAACTCTTTAAACTCTGCAAGCTGTTCTGGCTTGATTTGAGTACCCTTAATAAGCTCCCCAACTTTATCTAGTGCTTCTATACCAGTCAAGTCGCTTGCTACGCTTAAAACGTCTGGGAAGTGCTTCTTGAGCCATGCTCCTACTTTAGTCTCTTTGAACTTCTTCTTATCTGGCTTCATAGACCTCTATGTTTTTGGTGAGTATAGTCTTTCTTTTCTTGAGTCCAATGTCAATCCACCAGCCACCTAGAGTCGGATTGTTAAAGCCTTTCTCCGTAGCCCATCCAGCATATCCATCTCCAAGATACTTGTAGCTTCCAGTATCTATATTGTAGACTGTCTCCTCTCTGATCTTGAACTCGTGGCTCAATCTTTGAATGCTGATAGGGAAGAACCACTTTTGATGATCGTGACCAGTTGTTATGATGTCAGCATCCGGATGATTCTTCATGTTAATGTCAACCTTCAAAGCTCCTTTTGATCTCGAAGCATTACCTCCATAGCCGTGATGATAAAACTGCTTGATACTATTGCGACCACTTTTATCGTTTAGTTGTAATTGGTACACGATCCAGCCAGAGTAGCCACCATCATAGACCTCCAGACCTTTGGCTTTCAATCCATCGCATAGCCTCCTCGTTACATCTGTGTGCTGACGTTTGTATATGTTGGTCTCGTGGTTTCCTCTACCTATGAAGTATGTTACATTGAATTTAGAGAAGAAGTTTATTGCATCTTCTACAACAGCATCTAGATAATTTGTTACCAGGTACTCACTTCTTATGTCTGAGTAACTTGATCTTGGATCGTTTGCACAACCCATGACGTCAAAAATATCACCATTCATGACCACGAATGCTTGCTTTTCTTCTGCTTGTTTTAGATGTCTTTTAAGTAGCGCTCTGTCACACTTTACACTATCGAAGTGAATGTCTGATATCTGCAAAGTCTTTATCGTGTGCTTCGGTTTGACCGTAACCACGTGAATGTTTCTTTGCTTCTGTGTGACTTTTAGTATGTCCATATAACTTGATCGATTTTCTTTGGATCGGCGTCCACATGTATGAACGTCTGAGCTATGCCAATTCTTTTGAATCCAGCTTCTAGGAGAGCATTAACAATGATCCACCTAGTCAATGAGTCCTTGCATGAGATATCACAAGCATATCCACGTAAATGTGAGCTTCGCGATGATCCGTTAACCTTCCTATTATGAGCCTCACTGCGAAACCCACTATTGATCACAAATGGCACTCCAGCTATCTCTCTTGCTTTCTCTAGTCTTACCATGAAGTTGTAATCCATAAGCTCGCCACTTGATGGAACGTCTGGAGAAGCAAACTCTCTGCTTTTGAAGTATTTAAACATCTTGCTCACGTTTACGGTCTTGCCTCATCTTCAGAGCTTTCTCTATGTTGTACCATGCTAAAGCTAGACCACCGATACAACCAATGCCCATTGGAAGCCACTCTTGTAGAGTAGCCACCGTTATCCCTATGTACGTCAAGTTATTTAGACTTACCTCTAAGATTTTTTTTAACTCCATACTTCTGCTTTTTTAACCAAAGCTCTAGGAGCTTCACATTCTTTTTTCTGCTCATCTAGTTTTATATACGAAATCAAAACGCTGGTCTCTGTATGGATTTTTTCTACCTCCTACTTCATATCCAGCAACTGAGTAAACATGCTTCTCTGGTAGTATGTCTCCTGGCTCGCTTGCGCTGTATTCTGGAAACAAGCTAGTGTTATTGCACAAGTAGTCGATCATGCGCTGAGTGTAGTACTGTGCATTCTCTCTAGCATTATCCATCTCTCTATTGAGATCCGCTTTTGTGATGCCAGTCGCATTCTCGCTTGTTCTTACCACTAGTCCACCGTTGTGAATCTTTACGTGCAAGTGCGGAAGCATCTCCACAAGAGTCCACCACAAGGTCACCTTTCTCACGTGGTTGTCCATCAACGTGACATAGTTTCCAGCTAGTGATCCACTACGAATATCTGCTTTGAGTTTCTCAAAGAGTCTTGTACCTAGATAGGTTTGGCAATGCTTGTCTTGTGAAAGCATCACATGACTATCAAGATAGGCTTCTTCTACGCTTTCGTTGATATGTGAATAGTGCTTCACATAGTCAGCGTTTACAAATAATACTTCGCTTGTTAATGCCATGCTAGTTAAGTTTTCCTTTTGATGGTGTATTTATTGGAGCAGTCTTAGCTGTATTCCATCCTTTGCTTGTATCCTTCATAGGTACTCCAGCTCCAGTGGCACTTGCTACACTAACTCTCTTATCATTGTCTAGTCCTTTGTTCGGTAAGAACTTTCCTTTGCTCCGCTTTCTAAAATAGACTTGCCTTACCCACCGATGGTGACAATAAGCTCCTCCTTTGTATAGCCAGATATTGTACTTGTCTTTTCCTTGTGGAGCAAACTCACCATTGATCTTAGCACTCTCCATTTCTTGGATATCCTCGAATCTATACACAACTCCTCCTTTGCTATTTGCTACCATGTTCTTGCAAAAGAGCCTTGAGTTATCTTTCAAATTTTGAGAGTATCTATATCTGACTTTGTATAGTCCGCTGTCTATCTCACTCTTTTCATCTGGATCAGCAAACCGCTTAAAGAATTTAACGTCTTGACCTTTCAGGTGAATGCCGTATTCCATCTCTGGCTCTTCTACTTCTGACTCACTAATCAAATCCCACTCTGATAGATCAACTTGCTCTCCTACTGTTTCGAGATAGTCAAAGACTGGAGTCCAATCTTTATCATCATCGTGCGAGCATTCAAGATCATGTGAGCATTTGTGAGAGCTGAACTGAGTATCTTCTTTAAACATCGCTTGAGCTACCTCTGGCTCAAAGTTCAATAGACTTACAAGAAGCTGAGTAGCTTGGCTTGAAGTTATCTCTCCAGTCTTAACCTTTGAGATGATATCTACTGCTGAACTGATTTGGATACCAGTATAAGATTGAGTAGCATCTGCTCCTTGCTCTACTTCTTTTGCTATGAATATACTACCACCTATATTGGTGTACTTCATGACCATACCGAGCGCATCATTGATGGCTCTTTGATATGGCTCTATAACATTGGCGTTGAATATTTCAGAAGCACTAGCAAGCTCTTGACTACCTCCAAGCTGTCCTTCTGTCTTGACTCCAAACAAAGCTGGAGATGTTACTCTATGTCCAATCATGATCTTGTCGGTACTCTCACCGCTCAAGAACTGAAACTGCTCGCTTGCTTGAGATAGTTCAAAAGGAGTTATATCTGGAGCTGTATCTCCACCATCTGAGAACGTCATCCAAAAGTTACCAGCGTTTCTTACTCCACTAAGCTGTCTTTCAACGTCTCTACGTATCTCCTCTCTTGCATCCTTTGGTGGGATTCCGTTCTTCCAATGGATCGCAAAACCTGGACTCATTCCGTTCTGCAAGTTGTTATTGTGGAAGATTGCTATCTGCTTATCTACCTCTACCCAATTTATTGAACCTATGTAATCTGGCTTTGGATAGTACATAGAACCAACTGAGAAAGGCTTTACACATAGAATCTGTACTGGCTCATTCTTATTAGCATCAAAGCTAGGATAAGACTCTCTTTCTGCTCTTTGGTCTTCCCAATCCACAGAATGGATATATTCATTCACATTACCATCTCTGTCCATCTCTCCTTGTCTCCATTGCTCAAAAGGAGTATGCGAAATGCTCTTGATTTGTGTGTGTTCTAGATTCCATTGTATGAGCCAATAGAAGCCACCTTGTAGCTTCAGGTCCACGCAAGTCTTGCGAAGCTCATCATCTAGTCCACCACTCTTTGCCCAAGCAACTCCAAGAGTATTGCCTTGAACCCCATCTCCATAGATCATGGTCGCAATAGAGTTAACTAGTGCATGGTGAGTAGGTGAGCTATTGTATAGGTCAATAAGGTATTGTGGGAAAAGATTATCTGCTCCGTATTGAATGAACTCACCGTTGGAGCTAGGTCTTTCTTCGTAGCTTCTCTCTACGTATTTGGCTAAGTTTAAACCGTGTATCATTGATAGTAAACTTTATTCGGTACTTCAACTGCTGTTTGTCTTGTGTAGAACGTCTCTTGCGTTTCTATTAGTAGCACTCCGTCTTCTATATTTCCTACCACGCTTCCGTCTGTAGGATCAAGATTGCTAGTGCTGTTCTGACCATAGACTCTATACCAGAATTGTCCAGTTTCAGTTATCTGTATAGAGCCGTTGACAGCATCATTAGTGTTAGTACCTATTGTGATTTTTGTGTACCTAGCATTGTCACTAGTTACGTTGGCTATAAGATAATACTTTTCTCTTGATATGCAGTTCTCAAACTCTACCAGGTAATCATCAAAGCTGGCAAAGTCACGTACTGCTTCTTTGAGAGTTAAGTATATCTCTTGGCTTGCTGTGTTTGGTAGTAGATGTATCATATATAAAAAAGAAAAGGTGACAAATTATGCCACCCCTCCTCCATATCAATTAAACAAATGAAAAAAGCCTACTCTTAGTATTGTGGTGTAATGTCTATCGTAGCTGGTGCCGAAGTCACAAGGTTTGGTGCAAATGGCGCAATGCTTTTCTCTTGTGCTGTGAACACCACATTGTACCCGTTTACATCTCCTTTTGCAGTTCCAGTTCCAATAGTTCCACCAGTAACCTCTGCGCCAAACTCATAACCCATAATATGGAAGTTATCGTTTGTATCTCTTACGATGATTGCAAGTTGATTCTTGAGTAATGACTCAAGCTCCGAACTTACAGAAGCTTCTAGTTTTGGAAATTGTATTGTGAGAACTTGCTCATAGAATACAGTACCGTTCTCTATGCTTGAAGTAACTGTCTGCTGAAATGATCCACTATTCTTAGTCAATACATAACGATAGAATGAAGTACCAGATGTGATGTCTGCTACAGCACCGTTTACGATTGCTGTGTATACTGTTGCACCTTTCTTAGCAAAGAGAACTTCTACAATACCACCTATAGCATCTTTACAAGGGAATGCTCTGCCCGCATTTAAATCACAACTCATGATTGGTAAGTATTAAGAAGCCACCCCACCCAAGTTGGGCAAGGTAGCTTTGAAGTTATTATTACGATGTTCTACGAACAACAGAAATCTGGCTCAAGTCTCCTACTTGAACACCTCCCGTAAAGCGCATTGCTACACGTACATTGTCAGAAGCATCAGTTTGAGTCATGTCCACTACAACTGCTTGGTTAAAGTCAGAAGTTAGATCAGTTCCGAAGTGGAAGTTGTCTAGTCTTGACAATACAAGAGTATCGTTAGGCATTCCTGCTGGTGTTACAATAGGGAAACCTAAGAATGTAGTTGGGTTTGGATCACCTACGAAAGTTGGAGAGAATCCACCGTTACCGCTTACCAATCCAGCCATAGCTCTTTGAAGCAAGAACAGAGATTTTCTTGACATACAAATAACTGCATTTGGATCATTTTGAGTTACATCTGGTGCTGTTCCTACAAGTGTGTCAAGGTGAGTCAAGATACCAGTATTTGAATCAGCATCAGCTGTAAAAGCATTAGCAACTGTTGCTTCTGCTCCTGAAGTACCATCAACGATTCTACCTAAGATTCCTTTGAAGTATGAAATTGCATCACCTCCAGTTTCTGCTCCCGTAGCGCTGTCGTATTTTCCTCTCCAGATTGCTTGCTCAATTCCTTCTTGTACTTTGTTCGCTAAGAACAAAAGCAAGAACGCTTGAAAGTTAGGAGGAATTTGGTCATTGATAAAACCAGCTCCAGTCTGTAATGCTTCCCAATCTTGGCGGAAGTCATTCTTGCAGAACTGCTCGTTTACCATTAACTCGGTTGGATCAAGTATAACCTCTGTCAAAGTCATGTCATCCTCCGAATGAGTAAAGTCACAGTTAAAAGTTTTTAGTGATGACCCAGCAAGTTTCTTGAGAACCATTTTCTTTTTAACTCCTTCATGCAATACAACGTAGTTGTTTGCGATAGAGTTTGCACTAAGTATGGCTGGAGCGATGTATGGCAAAGCCAATTCTCCAGCATAGGTTGTTGTAATGTTTAATGAATCAGCCATTATAATATCTGTTAAAGAGAGCTGAAACTCTCTGGTTTGATTTTAATTCTTTTAAGTTTACTTTTTCTTGCTTTTTTACTTTGGCTTTCGCTGGTAGCTGAGCTGTGAAGCTCTCCTCCATTTTAGCCATTTTTGCTTCTTTCTCTTTCTCTTTTTCTTCCATCTCCTCCTTGTACTTGTTAAGAGCTTCCGCTACTTTCTCATCTACAAGTGCTGTGATGCTTTCAAGAGTAAGTTCTTCTTTCTCCTCTTTTTCAGCTTCAACTTCTTCAACAGTTTCAGTAGATGCTTCTACTTCTTCTGCTGGCTCTGCTGGAGCTTCTACTGGAGCTTCCTCAATGGCTTCTATCTTGCCACCTTCAACAGATATTTTAGCTCCGTTTTCTAGCTCGTAGTCCCCATCAGGTACTGGCATCTGCTCGCCATCAGCATTCACTACGAATACTTCAACGCCTACAGCCATTGCCTCAGCTGGAGTAACTACGGTTGTGCCATCTTTGAGCTTTGCCTCAGCAAGCTCTACTTTTTGATCTTCTTCCTTTAGCTCCACATTGTACTTGTGAGCAATGGAGAAGATGCGATCTAGTACATCCATTTTTAATTTCTTTATATATATAACGTTTTTTTTGCCGTTTTTCCCATTTTATTTCTCACTTTTTGGATGCTTGGCTGGTAAAAGATCAAAGTCTGTGGTGTACTTCTTGTTCTCTGGTCTTCCATTTTTGACCAGATAAAGGAAAGCATTTACCCTAGCCATTGCCCATTGTTTGGCACTTTTGACCTTTGGAGAATGTGAAGTATTAAAAGCCCCTAATCCACGTTGATAGACTGCCTTGAGCATACCTACTGTAGTGCCATATCCTAGCTTCTCTTTGTATCTCTCGTTGAATTCATCGCTTTTCTTTTGGAGCTTCTCCTCATCTTCCTTAGTAACCTTTGCGCTTCTAGTATCACTAGCATCTCCTTTAGCACTTCCTTCTCCTTTTGGGTTCTTGTTTGGTGTATCACTCTTTGGAGCTTTCTTTGATCGCTTTACTCCTCCTCTTTCACCTACCTCTGCATAATTCTGCTTTAGTATGTGAGTATCTCCGACCATGTACCAGGTCTTTCCATCAAGCTCATGCTCATGCACTCCTTCGATTCCTAAGTCCTTGCCAGCTTTCTCTGCTAGTTCTTTTGATGAGTAAGCAAGACGATCATCTATGATGGCATAATCATCGTTCACAATCATTGTAGCAAAGTCTTCAAGATGGATTTGATCTAGTTCTGCTTCCATCGTTTCAAGCTCTCT